CACATCGATGGACGGGATCAGCGGCGGCACGATTGAGCTGGCCGGGATTGTAACGAATTCGACGACGATAGACGCAGCGCTCAACGCAACGCACACCATCACCAACGTGCGTTATGGAACGGACGGATCGACAGATTTCAGCTTCTCGGAGTCGGTGGCGCCGTCTTCGGTAAGTATCGCAGCGGCCACAATCAAGCTGCCCACCGCCTACGTGACCTACAAGCGCAGGCTGACCGAGGTTTACGGTGACGAAACCGACGATACGACCACAATTCCGATGGAGTGGAAGGATTACATCGCTCTGGGAGTCTACGCCGACATGCTGGCCTCGGACGGGTTTGTAGAGAAATCCCTGGCCACCGAAGCGAGAGCGGCCAAGGCACTCCAAGTCGAGCTGGAGAGAGTTGACCGCAACCGGGCGAATCAATTTGTAAACCAACGGATCCGGACGCACGGCAGCGACCAGGCCCGGCAGACCAGCAGTCTCTAATGTCTGAGCCTAACGAAAGGCCCGGCGAGCTGTTAAACGAAGGCGATTTGGGGGAGATCCTTCTAGGAGCCGCGACTACCGGCGAGTTGATGGCTGACCGCTTAGAAGCTAGGCAACAAAAAAACCCGCCACCGACCAAGAAGCCAGGAGGGAGACCGCCCGGAAAGGCCGCGCAGTTTGATGCAGCGGTAGGAAAAAGAGCAATGAAGCTCCTCCGGCGATTTAGCCCTTTTGAGGTTCTGCTCACCGGAATTGAAGCGGGATCGTTAGTTTCTCCCAAAGTCAGAAAAGAAGCGGCTGAGAGCGTTCAGAAAATGGCTCATGAACAGCCTGGGGAACGGTTTTTGAAAGGCTTTGCGGATCCCGTAAAAACGGGCTACGGCATAACCAGCGCACTGGCTGGATTGTTTGGCGATCACTTTGACAACGTGGAAGCCGAGCGCAGGATTCAAGCGGAAATCTTGAGAAGAAAAAGAGAGAAGGCCGCTGCCGCCGCAAATAAAGCAGGGCAACCTTTTCTCGACCCTAGTCGAAACGCGCCTTTGCCGACAGCAAGGGTAGCCGGGCCGACTCCTGAAATGATGCGGATTCTGCAGGACGAGGTTCAAAAAAGGGAGAGGGCGGCAAGAAACCCACTGAAATAGTTCGGACTGTCTCTGGCATGATATCCGCATGGCTCAAGGACAAGTAGCTTACAGTCTGACCGGCGGAAATGGATCGGTCTTCATTAACGATACTGCGGGGCATTCCGAAGGAACCTTCATGGCTATTCAGGCCGTGAATGGCGCAGCGGCGGTAATCAACAATTCGGGGACGACTTCCAATATCACCGATTTTGACGCGACAATTACTATCGACTCCGGGCAGACGATCTATGGCGACTTCGCCCAGATCACTCTCAGCTCTGGGGCCGTCTTGGCATACTTTCGATAAATGCCGTCTCAGCTCGACAGCCCGGTTCTTGGTGACGGGGATGCGGGTTTCCGCGCTCTGGTATCTCGCTTGCGTCCTTCCCAGCTGAAAGAAGGCGATGTAGCGATTTCCAAGAACATGCGGTTTGACGAGGCTGGCGCAGCCAAGGTCCGCGAGGGCTACAAAAACGTCTCCGGCACCCTGGTTACCACCACAATTCTGCCGACACTAAAGGCGACCGGCGATGAGGACCAGGGAGCGCTGTTTTTGATTGGAAGCGTGGACATCACGGCGGCTGCGCTTTCGTCCAACGTAGTCACGGTCACAACTGCCGCCGACTGGATCGGCTCCAACCCTGGCATGAAGGTGCTGGTGAACATCTCTGGCACGTTTGCCGGGAAAACCGCAGATCCCACCGGGAATCGAATAGCCACCTACGTTGATTCCACTCATTTCACCTTCCCCCTGGTTGCAAGTAACGAGACTTTTGACGTTTCCGATGACGAAGTGGTTGGATCTTTCAAGCTCTCCGGTGGAGTAAACGCGATCTACGGCGCTTGCCGGTTCAGTAATCCGGCCAGCGACAACGAAGACTACATAATAATCGCCAACAATGGCGGGGCCACTGCGGTGAAGCTCGACACCTTGGTCAAAACTACGATTGCTTACCAATCAGGAGTCACGGTGGGCAGCGATGCCCAGGTGCAGCAGGAATTTGGCCTGGTCATGCTTCGGGTAGATGGTCAAACGACGATGCAATTTGATCCCGATGACGGGACTTATGGGTTTGGCGGATCTGACGCAACTGCGCCTTCCTTTAGAAAGGTATCGTCGGGGACGTATACAACCGCCGACGAGATCAACCCTACCGTCACGGTCTCGGCTAAAGGGTTAGTGGCCGTAACCGCCACCGGACATGGGTTTGAGTCTGGGCAAAAGCTGACGGTGACAGATGGAGGAAGTTCCGGACTGGTCACCGGGTCTGAAGTGACAATCACTAAGACCTCTGTAAATGCGTTCAACTTTTATGCTGACGTAAAAGCGGCCGGATCGGGCGCAATCAAGCTTCGGAGGCGAGTAAGTGTCGGTGGCGGGTACATACATCCTCCGGCAGTAGCCTGGGGAACGTATCACCAGCGCCGAGTGTGGTGTCCGTATACCCATGACAGCGCAGCTTCACCTTCCCGGCGCAGCCCGGCAATATATGATGAATTGGTGGTCAGCGATCTCATGGATCACCAGACGTTTGATCCGGTCCAAAACCAGCTCAAGATTACCGCAGGCACCTCAGACTTTATTGTAGGGGCGCAACCTTTTGATGACGACCGGCTGGTTGTGTTTAACCGCAACTCGATTCACCAAGTGCGCGGCTGTTCCGGAAGTTTAACTGACCTGGCCACAAACCTGCTCACCGACGAGATCGGGTGCGTAGCGCGGAAGAGTATTGTCACCTACGCGAACCAAATTTTGTTCCTCTCCGATGCCGGTGTCTACGCAATCAGCTTTCTTGATGCGCTGAATTTGCGCGGAACTGAACAACCTTTAAGCGAGGCGATTGAGCCGGACATCAAGCGCATCAACGGCGAATACGCGGATGGCGCGGTGGCCGTGTATCACGATAATCGTTACTGGCTGGCGGTTCCGACCGGCAACAGCACGGTCAACAACGAGCTATACATCTACAGCTATCTGAATAACGGCTGGGAGAGCATCGACACTACCGGGTCTGACACCTGGGGCATCGTGGATCTGATCCCGGCCAGGTCCGGAAAGATTAACGAGCTGTACGCCGTGACCGAGGAGGGTGGAGTCCACAAGATTACACGCACGGGAGTTCCGGATGACCAGATCGCATCATCAAGCGGGGCCAGCGCCACCTCAGTCTACCCGGTCGCCTCGCAGCTGCGAACCAGGGCTTACACGCACGGGACGATTGAGCGCAAACGCTTCAATCACGTTGAGGCTCACATTGCCAGCGACTCCGAGCATGCCTCCGAAGGCACCTTGAAGATCATCACCGAAGATCCGGACGAAACGGTCACTCTTGGAACGCTCTCGGAGCGACTAGGCGGCTATCTCTCGCAAGGCGAAGGCGCCTCAATCCGCGCCAGGGCCGGAAATCCGCGAGGCTACGCGGCCCAAATCGATTGGACGCCAAGCGCCGGGCGCCCGGAACTGAGAGCAGTCGGAGTCAGGGCAACCTCCACTTTCAACAAACCAACCTCAACAACATAGAACGATGGCAAATCAATTCACGGCAGGCGAAACCTTCACCGAAGATGAACAGGTAACTTTTGAGAAGCTGAACCTCGCTCAGACGAATCTCAAGTTCACCGACGCTGCGGTCGATGGGGTTACAACCGCAAGATCAAGCGAAGCGATTATTGTTAAGAGCGGGGGGATTGACCACGCTCAGTTGAAAGACGATGCCGTCCGGACTGCAAAGATTAAAGACGGCGAGGTGACGGTCGCAAAACTTGCTGGAGGCATTACAAATGCCAAGATGGCGGCAAACTCCATCGACTCGGCCCAATACGTTGATGGAAGTATTGACGCGGGTCACCTGTCGGCAACCCTCATCTCGGCTCAACCTGAACTGACGGCGGTCCCTCACTTGACCCAGGACGAGGTTTTGCTTTCCAATAACGGGGTTTTAAATTCTTTAAAGCTGATGACTTACCTTCCGCTGCCGAGGGCATGGGGCCAGTTCAGCTCCGATGGAACCACTAGCCCTGACGCATCCGACTTGGCCTTGTACGGATGCAGTTTTGTCAGTGAGTCATCAGGTCTATTTACTTTCAACTTGGCCGCGAGTCTGGCCGACAACTATGTGGTCATAACCACTCCCTTCCAAGACGCAGCAACCTACTGGTCTGGGGGCTGGTCCCATCCAAAACCAGAAATTGTGAGCGGGTCGCAGTTTCAAATCCATTGGCCACACACATATGTGTCCGCTTACGACTTCAATTTTGTAGTATTCGGCACCCTTGCCTAAATGCTCCAAGCAGGTCACGTTGCGGCATGGATTCAAAAAGGAGAACTGCCGCCCCGCACTCAATGGCTGTTTTCGCAGCTTTACGAGTTCACAACGTCTAGCGAGAAAAACAAAGAAGTCCTGGCGCACTTTTCCGAAGAAGTTACGAGAACTTTAATCGCTTACCACTTTTGCAAGAAAACCCTGATTTACCACACAACCAAAGGGGAGGTGGACGGCCTCCTGATGTGGTACCGGTGCAATGACAAGTGGACTTGGCAGGACATCGTCAACTGGACGCCGGACGACCCTACAGGGAACTGCTATTTTTTGGCCTTTTGTTGGGCGAAAGGCCCGGCCCTCCGGAATTTGGCTTTAGAGCTAATCAACCGCCAGCCGGAAGTGATCCGGGAAAAACTGTTTTCATGCAGGGAAAGAGAGGATGGACCCCAGGCTGTAGAATACGATCAACGACTCCTAGTTAAAATACTGCAGAGAAATGGGAAAAAAAAGTGATCCACCCGCAGCGCAACCGCCTCTCGATCCCAACGAAAGCGCCGGAAAGTTTCTTTTTGGAGAAGATTGGGAAAAAGGAGCCGGAATTACGGATCCTATTTTCCAGCAGAGACTAATCGATGCCGAGCGCAGATATGGGCCGGAATACGTTCAGAACGAGTTGCTTCGGCAGCAGATGGCCTTTTTTGGCACCGAGGATCAGGAAGGGCTTTTGGCCCTTTACGAGCAAGCGGCGCCCATCACAGAGCGAATGCGAGCGACAACCGCCAGCGCCCAGCGAGCTGCAGATATCGAAGACGTTGAGCGCTACGGCGCCCAAGCTGTGGACGCGATCCGCCAGTCCGACCCGGCGAGAGCCCGGCTGATTGAGCAGCAGCAAGGGCTCACAGATGAACTATACGGGCGCGCTCAAAGGATTACCCCGCAGCAGCGCCGGATGGCCCAGCAAAGCACCAGAGAGGCTTTCGGAGCCCGGGGACGCGAAATGGACAACGCCAGCATTTTTGCCGAGGCGCTGGGCCGAGAAGAATACCAGCGCCAGAACCGAGCCGAGGCAATGGGAGCCGGGCAAAGCCTTTACGGCATGCTGTCTCATTCCGGCGCGGATCCGATGCAAGCGGTCTTGGGCAGACCAGCCCAGTCGGTTCCCTACAACTTCCAGACTGCTCAAGCGGCAAAAGGAGCTGCGGCTGAGTCCACGCCGGACACATTCAGCCCGGACGCTGGCATCAACCTGGGGCTACAGCAGCGCGGGCAGACGATGGAATACGACGCGAACGTCTTTGGCGCTCAAGCGGCCCGCGAAGGGGCAATTTGGGGAGGCGCGCTGCAAGGGCTAGGAAATATGTTTGGAGGGAGAAAGTCGTAACATGGCTAGATTTGGAGATACAGTTAGGCCGGAGCTAGGCCGTGCAGATACCAGCGGAATCCTGCGGGGCTCCATGCAAGGGGCCTCTGCGCTAGGGCAAGGAATTGCCGCGCTGGGATCCGGCGTAGGAGCTGGCATCAAGCAGCGAAAGCAACATGAGAAGGAGGTTACTGCGACGACCTCGCGCTTGGAGTTGCTGAAAAAAACCGTGCCTGAAGGGAGCCCACTCGGCAAAATGCTTCAGCACGGGATCGACACGCTATCCAACTCGGATCTCAGCCCCCGCGAAGCGGCAGCAAGGGCGGCAGGGTTCAACCAGGGCATTGATGACCACTGGACGAAGACCGAAATGGAGCTGAAGCAAGCCGCCGGGGCAAGAGATGCAGACGTACATGGGATTACGCGACCAGCCTTGGTTGCTGAAGCAGGCATGAGAGCAGCCCTGCCGGAGGCAAGTTTTAAAGCTGAATCTGACCTACTAGAATTCAAAGGCAACCAGCAGGGGCTAGTTGCGCGAATGAGAGATCGGATACAAGCCATGACTGATCCGGCTGGCTGGCAACAGAAACAGGAGGAGAAACAGTCTACGAACGCTGCCCTGCTCTTGGAATTTGAAGAGGCAAAGGCGTATGGCCAGGGACTAGTGGAAGAGTTGCAGGAGGAACATGGCCTTCAACAGTACCCTGGAATGGAGATCAAGGTGGGCGCCGAGGATCTTTTGCCGGATTCCAAGCTCAAGAAGATTCAAGAGATTCTAACCGAGCAGCCTCCACTGGCTCCGATCATTCCAGGCGAGATCCAGCCTGCTCAACCGAGCACTGACCTGGGCGGAGGAACGGGCGGTGTGCTGCCGCCAAAACAGCCCACCGGACCTACTGGCCAGATGAGGGCTGCAGCGTATCTGCAGGAGCTGAACTCGCAGCAAGGCGATGTGAAGTATGGCAGCAAGTCTGTGCCTATCGAGGGCAAACAAGTGGAAGTCTTAACCATAGACAACATCCCTCAGACCGGCATGGCAGGCACTTCATTTATTCCCTTGGCGGTTGGCGAAAAAACGAGGATGTATGCCACTCCGGCAGAACAGCTAACTTTCCAAGAGCAAAGCTCTCGCCTCGCCTTTGACCAGAAAACGCAGCAAGAAAGACTTGAGACGGTCCATGACAAAGAGGTTCTGGCTTCCAATTATGTGGAAGCGCTAAACCTGCTGAAAGGAAGCGACCGGGAAGACCCAGTCTATACCGGGCTTGGCGCGTCAATGAAAATGAAGTTTGAGAGGCTGGGGTCTGTGCTTGGCATTGATAACGCCAAGCTGTCGGTTGCCAACGCTCAACAGCTTTACTCGCTGCTTGGTGACGGGATTATGGCTCAGATCCAGAAAACCAAGGGAGCTGTTTCTGAAAAGGAAATGGCATTCTTTGCCTTGATTTCTCCAGGGATCGACAAAGAACCCTTAGCTAACCAGAGACTGCTTCAGCATCAGTTGAAGTTCTTGAAGCGCGAAATCGAGGTTGCGAGGCTTACAAGAAAACTTCGGCACCAAGGGCTGGGTGTAGCAGAGATCGAAAGATCGGTAGGCGACTACTACGACACCAACCGGATTCTTACTGACGAAGAGATAAGATCCGCTTTGGAAGGCGAAGGGATAGACCCGGATGCCGCGTTTGCTGATTACCGCAGGCCAGGGCAGAAACCCAGCAGGCATGACACTAGCGTTCCGGGAGAAGGGAGAATGCGCGCCGAAGGGTTGGGGGCTCGACTTGAGGGTTATAGCAATCCGCAGGCTCCCGTTCCCCCAGGGCCGGGGGCGGCAGCAACTCATCCTGCAGCTTTGCCGAGCAACAATCCGTTTGTGCTAACCAGCCCTCACACCAATCAGCCGATTGACTTGTCCCATTTCAGCGACAATTTTCCGCCTTCTGGCACGTTAATGAAGGATCCCACCGCGCCCAACAAGTTCTTCCGCATCCCTTGAGCAATGCCTTAAATTTTCTGACGTATGCCATCACCATTTATGCTGGCCCAAGCGGCTGCGGCGAAAGAGGAGGAAGAGGCCGCAAAGGCAAAAGCCGATCAGGCTGACCGGGAAGCGCAAAGAAAGCGGTTTCTAGACCGAAAGGCGGAAGTCACCAGGAGCAAGACGAATGCCCTGTTTGAGCAGACCATGGCCGAGCGGGGGCTCTCCCCTTCGGTTCAGGCAGATGCGCGCCTCGACTTTGAGTCTGGGCTGATCGGACCTGACTTGGCCCCCACTCAGAAAGGCCAGTTTGAGATCAACTTGGGCAGCTTTCCCGAAGAGGAGCCGGGCGACAAGGAAGACATCAGAACCTACTTCAACAGAGGGTTTATTGATTTTGACCTTAAAAAGACAAAGCGCGGCGAGCTGTATTTCAGCGACCTCGACACCGTCCTTCACAAAGGCGAGCAAGCGTTTATTGAATGGGCCGAGATGGGTGCCTGGGACGAGCACAAAGAGCGCGTTGGAGAAGATCCGTTTTTAAAGCAGGTTGGGACAGCGGTAAAAAGCCTTGTCACCGAAGTGATCCCGGAGGCCGCTACTTATGGAGCGACTGCCGTGTGGGCGACTGATCCATTTATTGCGGCAGCGGATTGGATCGGCAGCTTGGGGATACTTCCGCCGTTCACTAAAATGCATGAAGCCCGGAAAGACGCGAAACTTAGTCGCGCCGAGCTGCAGAAATTAAGCCAAAAAGAAATCTCCGCAGGCATTGGCGCAGCCTCCAGGGCGGCAATGGAGAACCAAGCGATTCTGGACAAGGGCAGACAGCTCCTGCAAGCCAAGGCGCAGGCCGGGGCGACCGGAGCAATAGCTGGACTGTTCGACGGAGGCTTGGGGTCTGCTGACACGGCGGTCTTGATGGCGCTCTATGACTTTGAAAATTCCAAGCGGGAGTTGCGCGAGATAAGCGCAGACGAAGCAGCCGCCGCCTTATACTCTCTTGCGTCCCTCGGTGCCAGCGAGGCCGAGCGGATGGAAAGGGCGCAGTTTGCCTACGAGACAAGCAAGGCAGCGAGGGCAGGCCGAGGCGAAGTTGAGCTTGCCGCAATCGACAAGGAAGCCGCTTCGTATGGCATGATTGGGGCGGATCCTTCCTTTCTGCTTACTCCGGCGGCGTCCCTTAGCGCCAAAGGGGCAAGAACGGTTGGCCTTAAATTAGGGCGACCGCTACACCTTCCAGGGCCACTTGGACGCACAACCTTAAAAGCAACAGACGATGCGGCAAAACATCTTGGCAACCTGACCGATAAAAGAAAAGCCCTTGCTGCAGCGGCAGCGAGAGAAGGCGCCGCCCCGGTGATTCCGGGATCTGCACCGGGAAAACCGGCCGGTCTGGCTCCTGGGTTGAAAACAACCGGCAAGAGAGCTGCTCGCAGAACAAAGCGTCAGGAACTTTTTGCCAAGAACCTGCAGCGCCTTGACGACGAAATCTACGCAGCAAAGAGAAATCTTGAAAGGCACACAGCCCGGCTCGGAGGGGTTGGAGGGTTGGTTAAAGACGGGGTCCGAGAAGTCAGCAAGAACCTGGCCGACCGCTTTAGGCAGACTCGGTTTGGTTCTTGGGCTACCGAAGTAGCAATCCCCACCGCCGATGACTGGTTGGCAAATATAGGGCGAGGAAAAGGCACACAATTTAGCGGAGCTGTTGGGTCAGCCATGACCGGCTTAGGCTATTTTGGTTTAGCCTCAGGAAACCCTCTCGGATTTCTTCTGGTAGCCCCTAGAACTTGGTCACAGCAATACCGCATCCTCCGAGGCGCTACGCAGATGATCAACGCTGCAGGGGCAGAATTTTTCCGCCGCCGAGTGACTATGCCCTACTGGCAAAGAGTTTCGGAAAGAGTAGCAGAAAACCCGTGGAGCAGCAACGGGGCGCTTGTTCTGGACGGGTTTGGGAAGGTGTTAACTCCCATCACCAAATCCACCGGCAACGTAGGATCCGCAATCGCTCGATCAACCGCTGCCGAGGTTCCGTTTTCTGTCATGGCTACCGGGGGAGAAGAGGGCTGGTTCGTTGAAGCAACAGCAGAAGCGATTGCCTTTAGTGGCCCTGGTCAAGTGCAGGGCATAATTCACGGCCTAGGGGGAGCGCCAGCCAGGATGAAGAAGCATGAGTTTGATCTTCTTGCTCAGAATGACGTTGCGGAACTCAGGAGAAATCTAAGCCTTGGTCAGCGCGAAACTTTCGACGGACTTGATCCCGTTATTAAGCGCCAAGTGGGCGTGTATTCAGCGTTGATGCCGGACGTTACCTTTAAGTTTGTGCCTGGTAGCGGAGGAGGTGCCTACCATGAAAAAACCAAGACGCTGATAATCGATCCCGACTCCAAGAATCCTCTCGACGTAATGCTGTCCCATGAGATCGGCCACTCTCTTGCGGCACGGGGGATGAAAGAGCATATCTACAGAGAGCTGATTGGGCCACAAGGGCTCCTGCGAGACAAAGACGGAAGCCTGACAAAAGAGGCGGGAGACTTTAAGAAAGAATATGAAGCCAGACTGAATCGTGGCCGACCGCCAAAGGAGCCCAGGTTGACGCTGACAGACAAGCGTTTAGCCGAGGAATGGTTTGCCGAAGCGGTTGCCCCAGGGCTGCAAAAAAGCCAGAGGCTGCAGCAACTGGTTCGCCGCAACAAGCTTATCACCGGCCTGGCTGAATCGGTCCTTCCTCGCGTTCCGTTTGGCAAAGCGATGCTACTTCGTCGAGGCGTTTTGCTGGACAAAAACGGCAACTTGGCAAAAGGCCAAGGCGCAATGGTTTCTGCCAATTTGAGCCCGGCTTTAGCTCGCCTTGCAGACGCCTACCTCCGCAACAACGCTGGCAGCAAATTTATCCCAGCAGGAAAAAAGGTGCCAGGGTTTGAAACCCCCGTTGGGGGCCGCACGATTGAAGACCTCCACCGCAAGGCAATCTACACCCGCGAAGACATGGACCGCATGGAAGAGCGGAACATGATCGA